GCGTGGTATCGTTGCAGTAGGTCCAGGAACTGGTGACTGTGAAGATTCTGGAAATGTTGAGCGTGTATACATTGCGTATCGTGCTCTTTCCATTGAAAATGTTACTGTGTCTGCAAAGCGTGATGAGGCTTCGATGTTCGAAGTTTCTTTCCGCCTTCTTCCAGATGATTTGACAGCAACATACGGCAAGATTGTTGATCGCACTCACACTGCATCATAATCTTAGTTGTTTAGTGGACAAGGCCCATCTTTTTAGGTGGGTCTTTGTCTTTTATGCTAAAATTATTACATAATGGCAACTAAAATTTATAATTCTAAACAAATAGAACTTTTAAATGGTGATGTTATAGAGTTAGTTCCTGCAAAGATTAAGTATTTACGTGAACTAATGGTTCAGTTTGATGATATAAAAAATGTAAAAAATGACCAGGACGCTATTGAGGTTTTAGTAAAATGTGTTGCAATAGCAATGAAGCAGTACTATCCTAAAGCAAAAACAGTTGAAGATGTTGAGGATTTAGTAGATTTAAAAATGGTATATGATATTTTAGAATATGCTGCAAATATAAAGATTAATAATCCTACAGATAAAGATGTAAAGGAAAAATCAATAGAGGGTGAAAAAGGTTCTGGTTGGGAAGACTTAGATTTAGCAAAGTTAGAGTCAGAGGTATTTCTTCTCGGTATCTGGAAAGACTATCATGAACTTGAAACATCACTATCTATGCCAGAATTAATGGCAACCTTGTCCTCTAGCAGAGAACTTGACTATCAAGAAAAGAAGTTTCTTGCAGCAATTCAGGGAGTAGATTTAGATAAAAATAATAAACAAGATGAATGGGAAAATCTTAAAGCAAGAGTATTTAGTAAAGGTAAAACAAGTGATGGAAATGATGTTTTGGCTCTACAGGGAGCAACAGCAAAGAAGGCTGGATTTGGAATTGGAATGGGCTTAGACTACGAGGATTTAACAACAAAATAGCCTATCTATGCTATAATTAGTTTACTATGTCGAAAGGAAAAATATAATGGCAGCAAACACTGCAAAAGATGAAACAACAGTAGTGTTGATGGATGGAACAAAGGTAGTTGCACGACCACTTAAAATCTCACTTCTTCGACCTTTTATGAAGAAATTTGCAGAAGTAGAAGCAGTAGCACAGGATAATGAAAAGTCTATGGACATTTTGGTTGATTGTGTTCAGATTGCTCTTCAACAATATAAACCAGATCTTGCTGAAGATAAAAAGGCTTTGGAAGAAATCTTAGATCTTCCAACAGTATATAAAATTGTAGAAGTTGCCTCTGGGGTAAATCTCAGAGATGCAGAACTACTAAATATGTAATAAATAAAGAGGTGCTATGAATGGCTGATATTCAGTCTAATATTCAGGTTAATATTGATGCTACTGAAGCGTTAGCACAACTTAAGGCACTTCAAAGACAGTTATCTCTGTTCAACACCTCTTTATCAAAAAGCACTGGTGCTGCAGCAAAAGCACAGGCTGATTTACAACAAAACTTAATAAACTCAATTAATGCCACTGGTAAGTTTAATGCAAGTTTAAAGAATATTAAAAGCAGTGCAGAATCATTTACAGAGTCATTAGAGAAAAATAAACTTTCGACTAGAGAATATTTTAGGTTTGCTGCTGGATCAACAAAAGCATTTAGCAAAATTTTTAAAACAGAGTTTGACACTATTGGCAAGGTTGCTGAAGAACGTGTTAAAACAATGCAAACCCAATATATTAAAATGGGTAGAGATGCAAATGGTGCATTAAAATCAATTGCTGTAAGACCTCTTACATTAGATATGAAAGAACTTGGAACACAAGTTGCGTTAACTTCACAAAAACAACAACTTTTTGGTCAACTTTTAAAACAAGGATCAACCAACTTATTAAATTTTGGTAAGAATACTCAGTGGGCTGGTCGTCAGTTGATGGTTGGTTTTACGATACCATTAACGATATTTGGAAGTAAAGCCTCACAAGTATTTATGGATTTAGAAAAGCAAGCAATTAGATTTAAGCGTGTTTATGGTGAAATGTTTACAACACAGGCAGAAACTCAAAAGGCATTAGATCAAGTTAGATTACTTGCAGATGAATTTACTAAGTATGGTATTGCTGTTGCAGATACCATGAAGATGGCTGCAGATGCTGCTGCTCAAGGTAAAATTGGTGCAGATCTTATGGCTCAGGTTGCTCAAGCAACACGTCTTTCTGTTCTTGGTCAGGTAGAACAGCAACAAGCACTTGAAACAACTATGTCATTACAAAATGCTTTTGGATATTCTGCGGAACAACTTGCATCAAAAATTAACTTTTTAAACGCAGTAGAAAACCAAACTGTTGTAGGAATTGAAGATTTAACCATTGCAATTCCAAAGGCTGGACCAGTTGTTCAACAACTTGGTGGTAGTGTTGAAGATTTAGCATTCTTCTTAACAGCAATGAAAGAAGGTGGAATCAATGCTTCTGAAGGTGCCAACGCATTAAAGTCTGGTCTTGCCTCATTGATTAATCCAACTGATAAGGCTGCAGGAATGCTTGCAGACCTTGGCATTAATATTGAAGGAATAGTAAAACGTAATAAAGGAAACGTTGCTGGCATAGTAACAGAGTTTGCCTTTGCATTAGATAGGCTTACAGATTTAGATAGAGCAAAGGCAATTGAACAACTATTTGGAAAGTTTCAGTTTGCAAGACTTTCAACCTTATTTCAAAACGTAATTAAAGATGGAAATCAGGCATCAAGAGTTCTTGATTTGATGGGTAACTCAACAGAAGAACTTGCAATTCTGTCTGAACGAGAATTAAAAACACTAGAGAATGCAACTGGTACTAAGTTTAAAAAGTCAATGGAAAATCTTAAGGCTTCTATAGCGCCAGTTGGAGAACAGTTCTTAAAAGCAGTTACTCCAATTGCAGAATTTTTAACTAAAGTGTTAGATAAATTTAATAGTCTTGGAGAAGGTGGTAAAAAAGCATTAGTTCTTTTAGCAACTATTTTTGGTGCGATTGGTCCAGTATTCTTAATGACATTTGGTTTGATTGCTAATGGTGCAGCAAATATTATTAAATTGTTTGGAACAATGAGGAATGGATTCCTTGGTCTTGGAAAACAATCTGATAGACTTGCATTTCAAACTCAATATATGTCTTCAGAACAAATTGAAGCAGCAACAATTGCAGCCTCACTTGATCAAGCACACGCAAAATTAATTCAAACATTTAATCAAGAGGCTGGTGCAGTAGGTGCTTTAACTGCTGCATATCAAAAGGGCATGATTGCAGCAAATAATTTTGCAATAAATAATCCAGGCTCAATGATGCCAAGAAAGAAATTTGCTAAAGGTGGAATAGTTCCAGGGAGTGGAAACACTGATTCAGTTCCAGCAATGCTTACTCCAGGAGAGTTTGTTGTTAATAAAAAAGCAACACAAAAAAATAGAGGATTTTTGCAAGGTTTAAATAAAGGTGGTTTTGTTTTAAGATCAAAAGGAACTCCAAAACAACAAAAACAAACAATTATAAGTGGTGGAGCAATACAAACATCAAGTTTACATTTGTTTGGAAAAAATAGTCCAATACAACCTCCACTTCACACAACTGGTGATTTGGCTGGTAGAAAAAAATATGCTGGATATACTCTTTTAGGAAACCAAGCATATAATAATCAAACAGAACATAATCCAATGTTGCCATCACCATATCCATTAAAAAGAGAAGATGCAAAAATTGCAATTATTGGTTTAAGAGATGGTCTTAAATCACAAGGAGCAACTAATGCTATGAGTGCAGTTCTTGCAGATTGGAAAAGATTTCCAACTGAGGCTGCATGGACACAGGCAATGGCAGATAGATATGCCTCAAATGGTGCACTTGCAAGCGGTGAAGGAAGAGGTAGTAAAACTTATAATCGTCTTTTTCAAATATTTAGAAAAGCAAGTGCTACATCAAAAAATACAACAGACATGGCTAAAGCATTAAAAGTTGAGGCAGACAAGTTATGGGCAATGGGGTTATTATCAGATGCTGGAATGAAAATTAGAACTGGAAGTGCTAAAAGTAATCAAACGCATTTGGCATCTAGAAGATCTATTGTTGATCTTATAAAAGAAAGACAAGGTAGAAAAAAGGGATCAGCGTTTGAAGATTTTGTAATAGTAAATGCAACTGGAAATATTGTAAAAATGTCTGCCGATCAACAATCGTGGCTTACAAGAAGAGCAAAAGGAAATATTGGATTTAAATTTGCTAACGGTGGTTCTGTTCCTGGGTATGGTGAAAAAGATACTGTTCCAGCACTTTTAACGCCTGGAGAATTTGTTGTAAACAAAAAAGCAACACAGCAAAATGGTCCAATATTAGAGGCTATGAATAGTGGTGGTTTAGCAAAAAGAAAGTTTGGCACACCAGTACAAAGATATCAACAAGGAGGTTTTGTTAATGATCCAAACGATCCTTTTGCTGATGTCGGAGTACCAATTGATGCTGGTAGTGCACAAAAAGCAGGCAAAACAATTGGTCAAGGAATTCTTTCAGTTGGTAAAAGATTAGGTCAAATTGCTGCTTCTTCAATTGTTCCAACAGCAGCAGTAAGACAGGATATTCAAGATGAATATATAGAATCAGAAATTCAAAGAAAAAGATTAAATGCATCTATTCCATCAATTGGTGCTCAGATGGCTCCAAAAGCAGATGTAAGACAAATGACAATGGCAGAATTTAAAGCACAAAATACACCACAATCACGAGGACGATTCATGTCTAGGGGTAGAAGATTTGGTGGTTCTGCAGATAACGCAGCAGCATTACAACAAAGAGATCGTAATATGATGGCAAGAGTTAATGGTGCAAGTTTTGCATTGATGGGGTTAACAAATGCAGCATCAATGATGGGCGATGGAATTGCAGATAAGGTTGCTCCAGTTACAACAGCACTAAGCGGTTTAACAATGGCTATGTCCATGATTCAGGGACCAAAGAGTGGAATTGCAGTAGCAATAGGTGCTGTTGCTGGAACATACTATTATTTAAAGAAACAGAATGAGGCTTTATTAGCAAAAACTATTGAAACAACTGCTGCTATGGGTGCAGGAGAACAAGCAATGCGTAAATTGGCAGAAACTACTGGCAAGGTTTCTGCTGGTGAAGTCATGGACAGAAGAAGATCTCAAAAGTTGTCTCAGTTCCAAATTCAACCAGGAAAGAAAACGTTTGGTCAAGCATTTGTTGAAGGCGAAACTGGTAAACAAATGGTTGCAGATTTTGGTAAAAGCATAACAGATATTGGACAACTTGGAGCACAAAGTCAGTTAGTTACTCAATTAGCAACAGCAATTACTTCTGGTATTATGACTCCAGCACAGGCTAGAAGCGTTGCAGCAAATATTGGAGAGCAATTAGGAAATCGTTCATTCGGCATTAATGTAAATGCACAATTACTAGATTTGATTGGCGCAGAGGGTGAAAATTTATTAAAAGACCCAGTAGCAATTAGAGTAAAACTAATTGAAGATAGCAAGGCTGGAATTTCAAGATCAATTGATGCAACAAAAAATGCTACACGTTTTACTGGTGGAACAATAGGAAGAACTGCTGGTTTTGGACTTGCAGGTGGAGCAGGTGGCGCTCTTGCTGGCTTAGTTGCTGGAGGCACTGTCGCTGCAGGTATGGCAGCAGCAGGTGCCACTGTTGGTTCTGCTGTACCAGTTATAGGAACAGCAATCGGTGCGGTTGCTGGTTTAGCAATTGGTGCAATGATTGGTTTAAAGAAAAGAAATGAAGCAATAGCAAAAGCAACTGGAGCATCTGTTGCAATGCAAAAAATTGCACTAGAACAAAGTCAAGAATTATTAGATTCATACGATTTAGAAAATCAAAAGAAAATTCAGCAACTAGAAACAGAAGGTAAACTTGTAGAAGCAGACAAACTAAGAAAAAAATATGAAGAGGGAAGAGTTAAACTTCTTGCACAAAATGCAACATTAAACGATCAAATTTTAAACTCATTCAAAAATGCTCCAGGTGGAAAAGTACAACATTTAATGTTAAAGGGTGCAGAAAAGGCTGCAGTTGCAAAATATAAAGATACACCAATGGCACCTATTGCAGAAGCAGCAGTTGGATCTATTCAGTCAATGGGATTAAATAGAGAACAGCAATATTTATTAAATGTTCAAATGTCATCAGGACAACTTGATCCAGCACAAGTTATGAATTTTGCATCACTATTTCAAGGAGATTCAAAAGGTGCTTCTGCAGTTGTAGATATTACAACACGATTTGGCGGAACTACACTTAATGAATTAACAAGTGTCACATCTTTATTTGTTGATAGAACTGGAAAACCATTAGACTCAGTTCAAAAGGCTATGTTTGTAAATGTTCAAAGTGCAAAAACTCCAGAAGCAGCACAAAAACTAATTGATTTTTATAATAATCTTGGAAAGACTGGACAAGTTTTAGATTTAGATATTATTGGAAATTATATAATTAATAATCCAGAAGGTGCAAAAGATTTACAGGGTGTTATTGCTAAAATTCAAGCCCAAAAGGGCAAAATAGATATGAAGGTTACAACAAAACTTTTAGGTGCAAATTCAGCATCACTTGAGGCTTTAAATTCAAATCTAGATTATTACAATAAACTTCCAGATGAACAGAAAAAAGTTTATTTAACTGTTTTAGCAACTGCAACTGAAACATTTGATCTCAACAGTCAAGATGCTCAAAACTTTATGAAAGAAACAGGAATGCAAGTTGGAAATGCAAGAAGACCTGGTAGGTTTGTAGAAGGTGTTACAGCAAAAGATGTTTCTACATCAATGGGAACTAGAGCAGCAGTACAGGCAACAAAGATAAGTGCTGATAAAACAAAAGGAGTTAAAGACGGGACAGATGGAGGAGGTAGTAGAAAGCCTACCTTGTTTGATGATCTTCTTAAGAGATTAAAACTTGTTCAAGACTCTTCAATTAATGCAACTGGTGGATTAAAAGAATTAAAACGAGTAATGTTAGGCAAGGGTGCAATTAGTTTAACAAAGTTTGAAGGTATTGATCAAAAACTTCTTAAGAACGGCAAAGTAAGCAAAGAATTCTTAGACTTTGTAGATTCGCTTGGTCCAGAAGGATTACAAAAAGATCTTAAGCAATTTGTAACAATTGGAAAAAATGGTATTGCAACATTAAATGAGGCTGGACAAGCATTAATGAGAGGAATGGCAGCAGCAAAACTTGGAGAAATATCTGCTGCTAATAAAAACAGAGTTGCCGAAATTAAAAATGAAATTACAGCAACATCTAGATTAATTAAGGCTGGATTTACTTTTGCAGAAGCACAAGAAATGGCAAAAGATGCAACAGTTGCTTTGGCTATTGCAAACGGTGAACTTGATGATACACAACTTCAAAAGTTAAGAAAGTCAACTCAACAACTTACAAAAGCACAGCAAGATTATGAAAAAATTCAAAAGACAGCCATGATGGACGAGATGGATGGTCAAAAAACAAGATTTGAAATGGTTCAAAAATATATTCTCCTTCAAGAAAAACTTATTGAAAACCAATACGCACAACAAAAGGCTACATTAGAAAGCAAACAAGATGCAAATAATTATGCTTTAGATGTAATTTCTAGACAAGAAGAAAAAGTCAATAAAGAATACGACAAGCAAGTTGAATACCTTGATCAAATACAGGCAAGACAAGAGCGTATTAATCAGTTACAACAACAAAGATTTAGTCTTGCACAAGCGTTATCTCAAGGTGATATGGCTGGAGCAGCACAAGCAATTCAGTCAATTAGACAAGAAGAGGCTGCTGCTCAAATTGAAGCAAGAAGAAAAGCAATAGAAAAATCAAGACAAGAGGCTCTTGGTAAAATTTCTTATGGTGGAAGAAATAGGCAACAAATTGAAGATGACAACAAACAGATTTCAAACTCTTTAACTGATATTGCAGAAAAAATTCGTCTTGCAAAAGAAAGTTTAGACAAACAACTTCAAAGTACTATTGGAATGACAAGGGTTCAAATTGATGCTGCTGTAACTGGTATTGCTGCAGCCCTTGATGCTGGAGTTGATCCAAACAGCAAAGATTTTCTTGGAAATATTCTTAAAGGCGTTATGGGAGATGCAACAGCAACAAAAACAGCACTAGAAAATACAACTACTGAAATTGAAACTCTTATTGCTAAACTAAATAAAGCAAAAGCACAAGTTGGTACTGGATCATTTACAGACCAACAAATAAAAGTAGAAGCAGATGCTAAGGCTGCTGCTCAAGCAAATGCAAAACTACCAGAAAATCTTAAAACTATTGGTGGTGGTGGAGCAATTGTTATTGGTGGAAATATTATTCCTATCAATAGTTCATTAACTAAAAAACCATCAGCATCAAAATCAACAATAGATCGTTTAAAACAATTAGGAATAAGGTTTAACTCTGGTGGAATGGTTCCAAAATACTTTGCTTCTGGAGGTTATGGTAAAGGGACAGATATAATTCCAGCAATGTTGACTCCAGGAGAATACGTTGTAAGAAAGAGCGCAGTAGATTCACTTGGTATTAATACAATGAATAGTATAAATAACGGAAAATTGCCAGTCAATAGCAACTCAGTGTATAATTATGGTATAAGTGTTAATGTTAACAACAGTAATGCAAATCCAAATGATATTGCAAGAACTGTTATTAATCAGATTAAACAAATTGATTCACAAAGAATTAGGAGTTATAGATAATGGCAACTAGCGCATACCTATCTGGTCGTAAAAGATATACAAGACCACAGGCTATTATTTGGTCTGAAAATCCAGGAACGTTAGACGCAAGCGGTATTTATATTCCTACTGGACAAGAAATTGGAGCAAACCCATTACTAACTTCTGGTGGAGAAAACCAGTTTTTAATTTTGTCAGATCATAACAGATCTACGTTACAATTTAAACCACAAAGAATTGAACAACGTCAGCGTATGATTAATGGCAACATGAGATCACACCATATATCAGATAAAACAACTATATCTGTATCATGGGACAATCTTCCATCAAGAGCCTTTAAGTATGCAGCAGATTTTGATGAATCTGGAGTTTCTGATCAACTACCAACAAATGAATATACTGTAGACGGTGGAGCAGGTGGTGTAGAACTTCTTGATTGGTATGAAAATCATAAAGGTCCTTTTTGGATGTTCCTGTCCTATGATAAATATAACAACTTTGGGGCAAGCAATCAAGATTCAACATTTTTACATTTAACAAACTATAGCGAAATTCTTCAGGTTTATTTTTCTGACTTTAGTTATGATGTAGTTAAAAGAGGAAGAGCAACACACGATTTCTGGAATGTTTCAGTATCATTGGAAGAGTTATAATGTTTCAAAATGTACAACTAAAAAATCATTTTGAAACTTCACCAACAGTACAAATAAGATCTAATGTAGTTGTTGAGTGGAACATGAATATGCCAGATAATATTTTTAAACTAGGAAATTATAGATATAGGCCACAAAGTTCAGATACAAGATATACAACGATTCAGTCAACATTTGACCCAAATGATGTTGGACAATTTTATACAGGAGCAACAGATTCAGATATAGTCGTTGATGGAGGGTATGATGAAAATGAAGTTCCAATTCTATACAGTTCCACAAAAGAAAAATATAACATGTATTATTCTTTGGAAGACTGTATTAAACCTTTTAGACCAAGATCTGGAATAAATAAACTTTTATATTTTAATAATAAAAAGATACCATATTTTTCTACAGACTTTGTAGATGCTCAAGGTATATTTTTTACGCAAAGACCAAGGTATTATATGCCAACAAGAGATGATCAATTTAAATATTGGACATCTTATAGAACTGAAAAAGAGTCTGCTGTATCAACAGAAACTACAGAACGAGGAATTGCAAAAAGAATCGTAAATAACAGATTTTATATTGATGATGCTGCGCCATTTGTTGTTTATAAAAATAATGTTCCAGCAAACAGACTTGTTATAAAAATGCAAACAAATATAGGCAGCGCTAATGCTGGATCTTATGTAACTCCAACAGGAACAATTTCTGATCCATTTTATACAGAAGCAAATAAAACAACCCCAACAATCTGGAAAGTTCAAACACTAATTGGAAATCAGTGGGTAACTGTACAAGATTTTAACTCAACATCAGCAAGATCAGACGGTACGCCAATAATTAAAGAAGATGGATACGTTGAACTATCATACGGATTAAAAATACCAACAGCATTTAAAAATAAATTTATTCATGCTCAAACATTTTCTTCCACTAGTTTGTTGCCAAGCGAATCAATTGATGGGTATGCATACCTTGTTGTTTCAAGTGCAACAGATAAAGGTGTATATCATGTTTGGAATTCATCAACAAAGCAATATGATCAGTTTGTTCCAGAATATACATGGTTTTTAACAGATGATACTTTAAATCAATCAAAACACTTTGTTACAGATTTTACATCTCCAAATTCTTTTGTTGAGCCAGCAACCAATAGGATAAAATATCGTGAATTTGAGTATGTTCGTGGAGTTAGAATTGTTGTTGATGCAATGAATAAGTTTGAATCAACATTTGATTTGATTGAGTTCTCTCCAAGACTTTTGGCTGATATATCGGCAAATGTTATTGAATATAATGTTAAAAAATCTTTAGGAGATTTAGGATCTGGAGCATTGCCAATAGGACAACTTTTAGTTTCCACTGGTTCAATTAGTATATTTGATGATCAGCAAGCATTTAATGAAAATAATCAAAATAGTATTATTAAAGATTATTTAAGAAAAAATATTAAGTTTACATTTTATGAAACTATAGTAAATGTTAGCGGGAATGATTATACTGTTCCAGTTAAAACATTGTATTCTGATGGATTTCCACAAGCAGATGTAACTGGTGCCACTATCTCTATTGATTTAAGAGATTTTTATTTTCATTTTGAATCACTTCCAGCCCCAGAATTATTTATTACAAATGTTTCTTTAAGTTATGCGATAGCGTTACTTCTTGATTATGTAGGGTTTAGTAATTTTATTTATAAAAGAAATGTTGCAGAAGTAGACCAGGTTATACCATATTTTTTTGTTGGACCAGATAGAAATCTTGCAGAAGTATTAAATGATTTAGCCGTATCAACACAAACATCTATGTTTTTTGATGAATACAATAATTTTGTAATTATGAGTAGAAACTATTTGATGCCATCTGCTACTGGACAAGTTCTTGGTGGAGGACTTTCAACAAGAGCAGTAGACTATGAACTAATTGGATCAAAGGTAACTGATAAGGTTTCTGAAATTATTATTGCTTCTCAAGATGCAGAGTCTTACAGTTCTGTAGCAACGGAAAACCTAGATGCTGGAACATATAGTACAACATCTTGGGACCTAACAATTGGAAGTGGAAGTCCATCTCTTATTGAAAACACTGCAAGTATTATTAAAAATAAAGTTATTCCTAATAAAAAATTACCAAATATTATTTCTGTTGCATCGCAAGATAAAAAGATTTATAATAATGGAAAAATAACTTATAAGTCCAGATACATTGATAAAACATATAGTGCTTTAGGAAAAGAAACATCATTAAGTGAAGAAGATAAAAGATGGGTGTACAAACCAACATTGTTGTGGCAAATTGGAGATACACAAGAACTTAAAAAACAAGGAAAAACAAGTGGATATTCTCTTTCTGCACTAACATTAAATCAAGATATTCCTAGTCAACCACCATCAGTAGTAAATCATGAACTTATAAATAATATAATTGATTTTGGCGAAAGTATTTATTTAATTTCAAGATATCAAGGGTACTTCTATGCAAATGGAGAAGTTATAAAATATGATGCAGTAGAATATAATATAAGCGAAATTGGAAATGTTTGGCTTAGTAATGAATCTGAATATAAGTATTATTTAAACAAACTTCCGTATAATGGCAAGATATATCCAACTGGTAGAGTAAGAATTTTTTCTGAGCCATATTATGTAAAAATTGATGGTATTGAAAAAAGACAAAATGGAGCGGTCTTTAAACATGGAAGAGCACAGTTTGGCACACAGATAACAAGCCATTCATCTGGATTGCCATCAAATTGGACAGACGCAGCAAATCGTAAAGGATGTTCAATGTCGTCAAAGTATCTTTTTGGATCAGAGGTGTTTCAGGGCACAGCAACTGTAGGTGCTGCTGCTGGAGTAAGAACTGAGTTAGCAAAAAGAAGTACAGCAAACGGTGTTATTAAAAAATATTTGTCAAAATATGATCTTACAGAATCTGAAGTTTTACAAATTAATAAAATTGATCCTACAAAAAATAAAGGGGTTGTTCAGTCTTCAGCACTTGTTTTAAAGGGGCCAAATTTTAATACGACCTTTATACAACCAATAGATTTTATTACATATGTTCACAAGCCATTAGAGGATAGATTTAAGCATTTTGGAACAAGAATGAGAATTATTGGGTCTTCTATTTCAGATTTACAGGATGAGGACGGCACAGTTTCTAAAAAGGTTATTCCCCTTGATGGAACAACATATTATCAATTAAACTCAGAGTCTCCGAATCAACCAGTAAATGTTTCTGGTAATTCTGGTGGCATAGGAGTTCTTGTGAATCCAGAAACAAACAATGGATATTATTTTGAAATTATTTCTTTAGATGGCGGAACTAGCGAAACAGCAAATATTGTTTTTTACAAAATATATTCAGATACAGATTTCCCTGCAGTTGACGGTTATGGGTCACAAGCATTTCCAGAATTGCTTTGGAGTGGTAATGGAGATATTCTTTCAGATACTGGTAATTTTGTTGGTGTTGCAAGAAAGTTTTATGAAAATTATGACACCGTTTATGATTTGTCTGTAGAATATGTTGATAATGTTGAGAATACTAATGCTAGAAGATTTTTCTTATATATTAATAATACATTAGTCGCAACTATTGACGATAAACAACCATTGCCAAAATATAATAATGTTGCTTTATTTACTCGTGGATCTTCAAAGTGCATGTTTGAAAATGTTTATGCTTTAACTGAAAATTATTCAGAAAATTCAACTGTTGGAATTACAGAGCCTATAGCAAATGTTTTTGGTGGAGAGTCTATAAATATAAATGCAGGATTAAGAAAATATGCACTAAGCGGAGTTTTGCAGCAAACTTATTTATCTGGAATAAGTGCAGTAGAACCAAATAAATTTAAAGTATATTTTGAAGAGTTTGGTACTATTATGAGAGAGTGTGCATATTTTAATATTAGATTTGACAATGCATATCCATCACTATTTTCAAAAATTATTAAACTTCCAGAAAGAACAAAAGATTACGTGGTTTCTGGTTTTCAATCAAGTGCATATGGGGCAGAGTTTTTAATATTTAATGCAACAGATTCGCTATTAGATTTAGGAACAACAGAAAATAACTTTTTAAATATCAACGGTATTGCTTTTACACAAGACGGTGGAGGACAACTAACAGTTGATGACTATTTTAAAAAGAGATCTAGTTTTTCAGATCCAGAGTTAGTTGGAAATGCTTTGGTTTATTCTCCAACATTTGAAAAACAACAATATGATAACATTAGAATAAGTAGAATTACATATGGAAATAATGAATTTTCTATTGAAAGCGATTATATTCAAAATCCAGACGATGCCGAATTATTAATGGAATGGATTTTAAATAAGTTAATGGTTCCTAAAAAGGCCGTAGGTTTAAATATTTTTGCTACACCAACAATACAACTTGGAGATCTTGTAACAATAGATTATAAAAATGAAGATAATGTTGATATGGTTGTACCTTCATCCTCTAAATTTATAGTTTATAATATAGAATATTCTAGAAGCAGTGAAGGTCCATCGATGACAGTTTATTTGAGTGAGGTGTAGTATGTCATACAATTATGATGAAGGCAATACTTCTGATGTTATTAAAGCGGCATCAGATTGGATGTCAAAAAATTTAATTCCTGTTGGAAATACTGGAACTTCTGGATATGCATTTGATGTTGATGGATATACTGGGCAACCAGTTGAAGTAAAGCCAACAACGCCATCACCTTATTCTCCACCAAACGAGGGTGGTCCAAGATATTCTAGTTCATCTGGATCTAACTTGGTTGCAAAAATGCCAGTAAAAATACCATCCCCAGAATATGTAGATTTTAATGAATCTGAAAAAGCACCAATAACGACTAATGAGATATTAAATTTATATTTTGAACAAATTAATGGACATGCTCTTCTTTTACTTAGTAACGTAAACTTTGTAAATGCTCAAAACATATCTTATCAACCAATATTAAATATGTTTGATTTCAAACAAACATATGATCCAAAAAAACTTTTAGGTTTACAAGATACATCAGACACATTTTTTTCCAACTTTTCTATAAAATTAGACAATAAAATACCAAATCAGCCAAGTAGCAGTAGTACAAATGGCACAAATGTTTATATTGCAACAAATCAAGAAGGGGTAGCAACTCAGGAACTTACTGGGTATAACCGTTTTGCTAGAATTGTTATTGAAACAATTAATATGGAAAATGATGAAAGGGTAGAGATAGAAGTGCTTTCAGGTGGTACAATAGAGACAGATTTAATTGAGGAGTATGGTTCATGATAACAAACAATGGCAAAGAAATAGTGGCAAAGTATATGATAGGAACTGCTCCAGCATATGCCTCATACATGGCTTTTGGTTCCGCAGCAAAGCCTTTGGGAACAGCAGATGCACATGATTTTGTTGGCTATTCAGCAAAAGAAGAACTTGGTTTTGAAATGTTTCGGGTTCCAATCTCTTCAAAGGGATATGTCTATGAAGATGGTGTAAATAAATTAGTTTTTACATCGGAACTACCAAGTACAGAAAGATATGAAATAACTGAGATTGGAATTTATTCTGCTGGATCTAATCCATCAGCATCTGGTTTTGATAGCAGAAATATTGTAGTTTTTTCACAAGAAGAGGCATGGCAATATGTAACTACAACTCCAACAAGCATTCCATCAATATCAACACCATTAGATTCTGCTGATGATAACGTTATTGATGTTACTGATGATGTATTCCAGGCTGATGCAGATAACAGAATTTTTTATAAAAATAACAGAACACAGTACCATGAAAGATGTAGATTTTTTAATAACATGGTTATGATAGTTGGAGACTATTCAAGCATACTAAGTGCAACAGCATCAACAGATTTGTCTTCAGCAGCACATATTTTAAAAACTGGTCTTTCAATTAATTTATCACAAAACTCTTTGTCAGATAAAATAAAGATTGCCTTTTCACTAGTTAATAAAACTGCTAATACAACATTAAGTGCAGAGTATAGTGAACCAGACAGTGTAAAAATTATTATTGATTTTATCAACACATCTACAAAAAAAGCAAGGTTGGTTTGCAATGTTGCTAAAACAGATACTGGTGTAGATTTTAAATCAAACAGATATTATGTTATTGAAAAAAATGTTTCTGATGCAGTGCAGGACAGTGGATTTTCTTGGGCAGATATAACTTCAATGAAGATCTATACATGTGTAGTAGATGATTCTGCTTTATCTTCAGACTATTATGTTGCCCTTGATGCAATAAGAGTAGATAATGTAACAACACAAAATCCACTATATGGTTTAGTTGCATATACAACTGTAAAAAACGCCTCTGAACAACCAATACTAAAAGGTCCTAATACCAATAACTATATTGAATTTAGGATGGCGTTAGGTGTTCAATAATGGCAGATAGTAATATCAAAAAATCAATAATTAAACCTCTGCCTGAGTTTAGTGGAGAAACTGGAAAATATAAACTTAGGTATAGAGTTGTTTCTGAAGATAGAAATAGAACTTCGTACTGGTCTAAAATTCATGAAATATCTGTTCCAAGTGTTACTCAACTAACCACAGATAATTATCAATTTGTAGTAGAAGAAATAAATCAGCCAGGTGGAAAAAAAATACATGTTGTTGAGTTGTGGTGGACACCAAACAGTTCTTATTTATTTAACTATTATGATATATATATTGCGCTAAATAAAGCAGTCGGAGAGCCATCAATATCTGACTATAGTTATTCTGGAAGAGTTTTTTCTCCATCATTTTCTATTTATTTGGACGATGATATTATAGATAATTTTAGTATTATAGTTCATTCTCCAACATATGATAGTATTATAAATTCAAATCAGGTCCTTATTAAAACAGCGAAGCATGTGGTATAATTAAATATTATGGCAATTTTACCAACTCCACAAAGAGGTCAGCCACTAGATGTTTCATACATTAATAGCATTGTTACAGAATTAAACAATGTTATTTCTCAAACACTACCAACGGCATCTAATGTAACTACAATAAAGTCCTCGCCAACTGCTGCTCCACAAACAACTCCAACATTAAAAGCACAAATTTATGGAGAAGTTTATAGCGTTGCAAGCGCATCTACAGTAACTGCTGGTGAAGAAAAACCATTTGATATTAATTTTAACTTTAGATATCCTCCAATTGTTGTTGCAACTCCTTGGAATAAAAGTGGTACTGATTCTGGTAAAAATGTTTCAGTATACATAAACAATGTTACATCTTCAAAAGCAACACTAGTTGCTAAATTTGCAACAGGCGGAGTAGCAACAGTTGATGTAAATGTTTTAATTATTGGAATTCCAAATTGAAATGTATGAAGTGTAATGGTAGAATATTTATAGATAGACAGTATACAACTGTAGGTCATATAGAAGTGTATTGTATTATTTGTGGCAAAAGAAAATTTTTTCATCCACCAGATTCAACAAAAGAGGGAAGATGGGTTTTCGCAAAGGAAGTATTGAGAGCGAAGAGTACAATGAGTCCCCTGTAATCAGTGGGAATAAAACTGTTTGGT